GACAGGGCCGCGCGCGCCGCGGGCCTTTTTTTCAAAAATGCAGGAAATTCCTTTTATAATGTACCATTCTTTCGCTGGTTTAGTCAAGCGCAGGTGGCTGATACCGCCCTGCCGAAAAAATTTTTGAAAATAGGCGCAAAAGTTGCGTTTTTGCGCAAATTTTGGCCTGTGCGCGGGTATGGGTGAAAGGGGTGTGATACATGTGGGGCGTTTATGGGATGCCCAAAAGGAAACTCACTTTTGTGTGCTGGCCGCGCGCGGTTTTTCACCGGAGGAAGCCGCGCGGCGCTCCGGCCTTGCGGACATGGAAAATCTACTGCTTGGCCGCGCGCGCGTGCGGCGCAGAATTGCGCGGCTGCGCGCACAGCTGGACGAGATGTTTCCGCCGCAGGCATTGGCACGCGCCGGATTGACGCGCATCGCGCTTGGCGACGCTTCCGGCGCGTTGGACGGACAGCAGGCCGGAGGCGATCTGTTCCATGCGGCCGAGGTGAAGCTGGCGAAAACAGGCGGCGTCGAGATCAAATTTTTGACCGCCTGCGCGCGCTTTCCATGCTGGCGGAGATGGGCGGCACAAGCGGCGGGGACGCGCTTCTGGAGGCGCTGTCGCTTTCGGCGCGCACGCTTGGGACGGATGGGGAGGCGCCGGCGGGTCATGGATAAGGCGCGCCGCTTTTCCAGAAAACAGCTTGCCGCGCTTACCTGGTGGTGTCCCGGCAGTCCATATCAAAACCTGTGTGCTGTGATCTGCGACGGGGCGGTGCGCAGCGGAAAAACTTATTGTCTCTCTCTGGGGTTTATGCTGTGGGCTATGACGGATTTTGACGGATGCGACTTTGCATTCTGCGGAAAAACCGCCGGCGCTTTGCGCCGCAATGTGACAGATCCGCTTTGTGCGCGGCTGCGCGGGCTTGGCTACACAGTCAGGGAGAACCGCGCGCGCGGATACATCGACGTAGCGGGAAAGCGGCGCAAAAACCGGTTCTATCTGTTCGGCGGGCGGGATGAGGGCAGCGCCGCGCTGATTCAGGGCGCTACGCTTTCCGGCGTGTTATTTGATGAAGCGGCATTGATGCCGCGTTCCTTTGTCGAACAGGCATTGGCGCGCTGCTCCGATGAACGCGCGCGCTTTTGGTTTTCCTGTAATCCGGAGCATCCGCAGCACTGGTTTTACACAGAATGGATTTTACAAGCGCATGAGAAAAGCGCGCTTTACCTGCATTTTACCATGCGAGATAATCCTTCGCTTTCCGAAGCCGTGCTGCGGCGGTATGAACGCCTGTATGCCGGGACGTTTTACGACCGCTTTGTTCTTGGAAAGTGGACAGCCGCGCAGGGCGCTGTTTATCCCATGTTTGATCCGGCTGTACATGTGGTGGAGCACGCGCCGCAATGCGGACGCTTCTACATATCGTGCGATTATGGGACTGTCAACCCGGCGTCCTTTGGGCTGTGGGGCGAAAGCGGCGGCGTATGGTACCGCATTGCGGAATATTATCACGATTCGCGCCGTACAGGCGAGGTAAAAACCGATGAGCAGTATTACGAGGCGCTTGCCGCGCTCGCGGGGGAAAGGCGGGTGGAGGCTGTGATCGTCGATCCGTCGGCCGCCAGCTTCATCGCCTGTATCCGCCGTCACGGCCGGTTCCGCGTCGTGCCTGCCCGCAATGAAGTGGCCGAAGGCATTCAGGCGGTCAGCCGCCGCCTGCGGGAAAAACGGCTCTTGTTCTGCGCCTGCTGTGCGGATATTCTGCGGGAATTCGGCCTGTACCGCTGGGATGAGCGCGCCGGCCGCGACACGCCGCTTAAGCGCGACGACCACGCCATGGACGATCTGCGTTATTTTGTGTCGACCGTGCTTGAGCGCCGTGGGACAGGCTTCTGTGTGGCCGGGGTTGGACGGGAGACGGCCCCCCTTTGGAAAAGGGGGGGCGGCGCGCAGCGCCGGGGGGGATTGGGTAAGCCGCTGGGCAGGCGGCGAAGGCCCGCGCCGCAGTGCGCGGGCGCGAAAAGGGGGTGCGGGGGGAAACGATTGGGTTCCCCCGTACCGGGAGGAGGAAGATGAAAATGCGTTTGTGGAAACGTATGAAAAAGACCGCCGCAGCCGCTGTACAGACAGCGCGCGGACGCCCGGCAGCAGATACCGTACAGCCGCCGCACTGGCGGGAATGGGCCGTGTACGACGGGCTGCGCCAGTCGATCCCTGTAATTGACGCGGCCATCGGCAAAATCGGGCGTCTTGTCGGCGGCTGTGCGCCAATCTGCACTGACCAGCGGGCGCAGGCCGAGCTGGAGGCTTTTTTCAGAGATGTGTGTGTCGGGGCCGCCGCACGCGGCATGGATGCGTTTATCCGGTCTTATCTGGACAGCCTGCTGACCTACGGCAATGCGGTCGGCGAGATTGCGGCGGCGGCCGACGGCCGGTCTGTGGCAGGGCTTTACATCGCGCCGCTTTCAGATGTGTGTATCCGTCAGGGGGCGTCGCCGCTGGAGGCAAAAATTTATGTATACAGGGATGGGATTACGCCGGCGCCCGCGCCGTATCCAGAACTGATCCTGTTCTCTGCGCTGGATCCGCCGCCCGGTCAGGTTTATGGATGCTCCTTGCTGCGGGGATTGCCGTTCGTATGCGATATACTTATGAAAATATACGCCTCGATCGGGCAGAACTTTGAGCGCATGGGCAATCTGCGCTATGCGGTGACATATCGCCCCGGCCCTGATGCGCCCGATCAGACAGGGGCCAAGGAGATCGCGGACAGTATCGCACGCGAATGGGCTGATGCGATGGATGCAGCAAGACATGGTATAATTCGGGATTTTGTTGCTGTGGGCGACGTTGATATCAAGGTGATCGGCGCAGACAGCCAAATGGTTTCAACCGAGGTGCCAGTACGGCAGATGCTCGAGCAGATCGTCGCCAAGCTTGGTGTGCCGCCGTTTCTGCTTGGGCTGAATTGGTCCACCACTGAGCGCATGAGCGCCCAACAGGCGGATATCCTGACCTCAGAGCTTGAGAGCTACAGGCGCCTGCTGACGCCTGTATTGGTCAAAATCTGTACAGTATTCCTGCGTTTGCGCGGCTATGCGTGCGGCGTGGACATCGTATGGGAGAACATCAATTTGCAGGATGAATTGGAGCTTGCAAACGCGCGCCTGACCAATCTGCGGGCGGATCAGCTGCAGACGCAACTTGAAAACAGACAGGAGGGCTGATATGAAACACGCAATGGTGACAAAAGCTGTTGACAGCGCGCAGGTTACAGAGGAACAGCTTGAGCAGATCAGCGCGTTCGCGCGCCGTCCGCTTGCTGCGGACGAGGTTTATGTTTTTTCCATGATCCTCTGCGACAATGAGATTGACCGCGATTATGAACGGTTCCCACGGCAGTCATTGGAGGTACTTGGCAGGCTGTTCATTGGCAAAACCGGTATTTTTGACCACAATCCAAAGGGGGAAAATCAGACCGCACGCATCTTTCAAACAACCGTTGAATGCGACACACACCGGCACACACAAAACAATGAGCCATACTGCGCGCTGCGCGCGTGGGCTTACATGGTGCGCTGCGCAAAAAATGCCGACCTCATTTTGGAGATTGACGCAGGAATTAAAAAGGAAGTCAGCGTCGGCTGCGCTGTCAAGGGCGCGGTCTGTTCCATCTGCGGGGCCGATACCCGAAACGAACCGTGCGCGCATATCCCAGGCCAGCAGTATAACGGTACGCTTTGCTGGCACGAACTGATTGAACCAACCGACGCTTATGAGTGGTCGTTCGTGGCCATTCCCGCGCAGAAGCAAGCTGGCGTTACAAAGGGATATTCTTCAGAAAACACGCGGCCAAAGCGTGCGCCCGACGGATCGCTGACGCTGTCAAAGGCCCAGGCAGACGCGCTTGATATGCGCCTGTCTGAATTGGAGACGCTTGCTCGGGAGGGCCGCGCGCGCTTGGAGCAATTACGCCGTGATTTTGTTCGCATGGCCGCGTTCGCCATGCCTGCCCTTGACCCGGCGGCCGCCGCAGAGACGGCCGAACGGCTCGACGCACGGCAGCTTGAGGCGTTCTGCAAGGGCTTTTCAGAAAAAGCGCCCGCGTTTCTGCAGCTTGGACGCGGGGAAAATATGCAGCCGGAGGACAACGGCGTATTCCGGATTTAAGGCAGCGGTAAACAAACGGCGCAGCCTTTTAGTGAAGGTTCGAAGAATGAACGACAAAACAGGGAGGAAAAAAGATGGCGAATTATCAGACAATCAAGCTTGACAAATCTATGTACCGCGCGGGGATTCCGTTTACCGTACAGCTTGAAAAGCTCGATCCGTCGGCGCAGTATGCGGGCGGCGAGCTGGCCGGGCTGGACGCGTTTGAGCGGCAGCTCAAACGCTTTGACATCAAAGTGAGCGGCGCGGGCAGCGACACGATCTCCAAATTCTTTTCAACAGGCGATTCTGCCGCTTTGTTTCCCGAATATGTGTCGCGCGCTGTGATGCAGGGCGTTGATGAAAGCGGCGTGCTTTCCAACATCATCGCTTCAAAGACTGTGATCAATTCGCTCGACTACCGCACCATCACCACTGCCGATGGACATGATACAGCCGCGTCCGTCGTGCAGGAGGGCGCCGAAATCCCGGAGACGGTCGTGAAGCTCAAGGACAATCTTGTCAAGCTGACAAAACGCGGCCGGATGCTGGTGGCGTCGTATGAAGCGGTCAAATTTCAAAGGATTGATCTGTTTTCGGTTGTGCTGCGTCAGATCGGTATGAACATTACCAAGGCGCAGCTTGCTGACGCTGTCAACGCGCTCATCAACGGTGATGCCACCGATGACGCAAACGGCAATGCGGCGGCGGCCATCGAAACCGCGCAGGCCGGCACGCTTACATATGACGATCTGCTTGCGCTCTGGTCCCAGTTTGAAGATTTCCGCATGAACACGCTGATTGTCGCGCCCGACATGATGCAGAAGCTGCTGGCCATTGAGGAGCTGCGCGACCCGGTCGCTGGACTGAATTTTTCCGGCAGCGGTATGATCGGCACCCCGCTCGGCGCGAATGTAATCCGATGTGCCGCCGCGCCGGCCGGGACGATTGTCGCGCTCGACAAGAATTTCGCGCTGGAGATGGTGACGGCCGGAGATATCCTGGTCGATTATGACAAGCTGATCGACACGCAGCTTGAACGCGCGGCTGTCACGTCCATCAGCGGGTTCGCAAAGCTGTTCCCGCAGGCCGTCAAGGTGTTAAAGCTCAAGAAGTGACCGGGGAGCTGGGCGACGAAAGGCGCGGGCCGGACAGGCCCGCGCACGCG